GACTTTTTATTTTGGAATCAAACTTTATTTTATATTTACATGAACCCCTACGATAAACAAATTGGAGGAAGCCACTACAAAAAAATGAAAATCCAGCCAAGCAAATTTGTTATAGAGAATAAATTGCTTTTCCCAGAAGGAAATATTATTAAATATATTTGTAGACATCAATATAAAGGAGGAAAGGAAGACTTGGAAAAAGCTAAACATTTTATCGATATGATAATTGAAAGGGATTATAAATGATATCTGAAGCTTCTGTAGAATGGGTTAGTCCGGAATCTTTTCCAGACCTTAAGCNANATAAATATATTTCAATCGACTTAGAAACAAAAGACCCGAACTTAACCACTAGAGGTTCCGGGGCTTTAGTTGATGACGGAAAAATTATCGGAGTCGCAGTAGCTGTTCCTGGGTGGAAAGGGTATTACGCTTTTGGTCATGACAAAGGAAATTATTTTGATGAACATAGAGTCATGGGCTGGGTAAAAGACGTCTGTGCTCTTCCTGCTACAAAAATATTTCATAATGCAATGTATGATGTATGCTGGCTGAGAGCTTATGGTATCCAAGTCAAGGGGCGTATAGTTGATACTATGGTTATGGCGTCGTTAATAGATGAAAATAGATTTTCTTACGCATTAAACAGTGTGTCACATGATTATTTACACGAAATTAAAGATGAATCGGTATTAAAACTCGAGGCAAAAAATCAAGGAGTTAATGCAAAATCTGAAATGTACAAACTTCCAGCTATGTACGTTGGATCCTATGCCGAACAAGATGCCGAATTAACTTTAAAACTTTTCAATAAATTAGAGCTTGAAATAAAGAATAAAGATCTTTCAAAAATTTTTGAATTAGAAACTGAATTGTTTCCTTGTCTAATTGATATGAAAGTTAGAGGCGTTCGCGTGGACGTTCAAAAAGCTCACAAACTGAAGCAACAATTAGCATCAGAAGAAAAGCAGCTCCTGCTAGAAATAAAAAAAGAAACAAGCATAGATACCCAAATATGGGCAGCACGATCCATCGCCACAGTTTTTGACAAGCTGAAACTATCTTATAAAAGAACTGAAAAAATAAATGCTCCATCATTTACTAAAAACTTTCTCGCTACTCATTCTCATCCGATAGTTAAAAAAATAGCGAGGGCCCGAGAAATAAATAAAGCTCATACTACATTTATTGATACTATTATTCGCTACGAACATAAAGGTAGAATTCATGCAGATATTAACCCAATTAGATCAGATAGCGGAGGCACAGTCACTGGTCGATTTTCGTACAGCAATCCAAATCTTCAGCAAATTCCAGCAAGAAATAAAGAATTAGGACCGAAGATACGATCTTTATTTCTTCCGGAACGAGAACATAAATGGGGTTGTTTTGATTACTCACAACAAGAACCAAGACTTGTAGTGCACTATGCAGCAAGAAGCTCTCTCGCTAAAGATGAATCAGTAGTTAAGATTGTAGATAAATTTAAAAAAGGTTCTGTGGATTTTCATCAAATTGTTGCTGACATGGCAAAAATAGAACGAATCCAAGCTAAGACAATTAATCTTGGATTATTTTATGGAATGGGTAAAGCTAAATTACAAGCAGAGTTAAATTTAAGCACGCGGCAAGAAGCCGAAGAATTATTTGACAAATATCATGAAAGTATTCCTTTTGTAAAAAACTTAATGGATAAAACTACTGAGAAAGCAGAAACAAATGGATATATCCGAACTTTCGGAGGAAGAAGATGCAACTTTGAGAAATACGAAATTAATGAATTTAGACGTGGAAAGCTTTCCGTTACTGGGACAAGAGCAGAAATAGAAGCCAAATACATTGAGCAGTATATAAAAAAATATCCAGACGCAGAAGAGGAAAAAATTGAAAGAATTAAAAAAATGTTAAAAGAAAAAGACCAAACTTTAATAAAAAGAGCCTTTACATACAAAGCTTTAAATAAATTAATACAAGGATCTGCGGCAGACATGATTAAAAAATCAATGGTTAATCTATATAAAGAAGGTATTATAGCCCATATACAGATTCACGATGAACTAGACATTTCTGTAGAAAATGATAAACAGGCCAAACGAATAATTGAAATAATGGAAACCGCAATTATCCTGGAAGTACCTAACAAAATAGACTACGAATCTGGGAAAACTTGGGGTAACATTTACGATTAGGAGGAAACATGGAAACAGTTAAAAAATTATGGGCAAAAGTTTTAGCTCATAAGAAAATTTCTATTGCTGTAGCAGTAGTAATTGTTTTATTAATTTTATACTAGGAGAACTTTATGTTAAGTTTTACTGGGTGTTGGGAACGAATTAAATCTATAGGTTCCCAACTTACGTTTTTAATGCATCGTCAATTTTTAGGGTGCGACCTGATAAATTGGAGTTATGCGCTTATGGTATTTACCATTGTAGCGTGGTTACTTTTAATTTCTTAAGGAAAAACTGAGGAGATAAAAGATGATTAAATGGATTAAAGCAAAATTTAAAAAGTTTTGGGATTTTATGAGTAAAGATGGCTGAAACTAGGTGCAAAAGTTGTAATTGTTTATGTCATTGTTCTGTGGTAAGTCATTCTGATATGCTTGGAATATGTCCGTGTCAAATGTGCAAGTGTGATTCAAAAGGAGTCACTATAGACGACACAAAGGAATGTGAAACATGTCAATAGACGAAACAAAATGTTGTAATACGCATACCAAAGAAAAAGAANAATCAGGTACGTGTTGTCAAACAAAAGAAAAANACAACGCAGAAGCGTTGACGTATGAGAATGAAGCTAAAAGGAGCAACAATGAATAAATTATTCTTGGTGTTAGCCCTATTATTTGCCTTGAGCGCCTGCTCGGTAGGCAAAAAATGTACCTATACACAAGATGGGACGAAGATTTCATCGTGGGTATGGTTCTATGGCGACAAACCAATCGATCTAGATAAAAATAACTGTAATTAAGGAGTTTATGTATTTTGATGAAGTATGTGTATTCATTTTTAATATTGACACTATTGGTGTGTTCAACAAAAGCTATAGCAGGATCCACCCAATCTAATGTTTCTGGCTCCAATACCGCTATCGAAGGAGGCTATACCGGAGGATCCACAACTTACGAATCAGGAAGTGAATCAACTTCAACAACAACCAATACAACTAATTCAGATATAAAATCCGCACCTCCTACTGCTGGCGCACCTTCCTATAACTCCATGACTCAAGATGTATGCGCTGTTGGCGCATCCGCAGGATTACAAACATTTGGTTTGGGTATTTCTGGCGGCAAGCATTTTATTGATAAAAATTGTGAACGATTAAAACTTTCACGAATACTTAATGATTTCGGTATGAAAGTTGCAGCAGTAGCTCTTTTATGTCAAGATGAAAGAGTATTTGAAAGCATGATTCAGGCAGGAACACCTTGTCCAATTGATGGTAAAATTGGAAAAGAAGCTTCAAAGCTTTGGACTAAATATGATTTTGAAAGACCTGATTATAAATCCTACGTTAAACGTATGGAAAAAAGAAAAGAAGTAGAACCTATTGTAAATTTACCACAGGACGTATCGACAGATAAAAAGGTCCAATGGAAAAATCCAAAATAAAGCCTCTCGCTATAATCTTTTTTTGTGGCTATCTATTGGCAAGTTGCTTTGCTAATACCGTTAAAGCAGAAGACGTAGTCACAGGAAACATTTTACCTAATGCTGGCAATTCAGTCAGTTCTTATAACAGCGGAACCGCTCCAGTTATATCCGACAATACTTCAAATACAACCATGAGCAATAATACTACCCTGGATGGTTTTGCAATCACTTGCGATACAGCTAATGGTCAAAATGGTGGATGTGGTGCATTTTTTGCTTACGATAAAGCGGTTGAAGCTGCACACGATTTAAAAATTACTTCTTCGGCAACATTGGTGGGCATAGCTGGCACCGGCCAAACTTCCAGCGATACGATTACTTCTACAGCTGCTAAACTAGATAAGGGCATCACGTTAAATAGCACGATTGACATGCAAAACTGTGAATGGTCAGGTTCAGCGTTTGCCTGCGGCGACAGCACCGGCGCAGCGGATAGCTATACGGTTAGAGTCAGGATACTAGACAGTAGCGACGAGGAGCTAGCGGCTGTAACTCAAACGAGAACAACTGATGCCGGTTATTATGCCAATTCAAAAACTTTCACTGATCAATTAATTTATACAGGAATTGGAGCTAGTAAATATGAGTGGTCCTGGAAGGGTGTCGATGGATCTGGCTCAACAGCAACTCACTCTAATCAAAGAGGTCCTAATCTTTTAGGGGCAAAATTATTAATGACTTTTGATAGCGAGGATTACGTTACAATATCAACTGAATCACAGACAGCTCTTACTAGCGTAGCGACAACTTTTGCCGAATTAGAAGAAATTTTTGCTGAAGAAATTGGTATCTCTGTGGGAGAACCTGTAACCTTCTCTATGGAAATAGAAGAAGAGGCTTCTTTTGAAGAGACTTTTTCATTTGAAGAAGAAGAGGCATTTGAAGAAACTGTCATGGAAGAAGAATCGATGGAGGAGGAAATCTATGAAGAAACAGAGGAAGTCGAAACTTCTTTTGTACCAACAACTTCTGAAGAGGAGGAAATGGCCACGGAGGAAGAGGAAACCGTCGCAGAAGAAACAGAAGTAGCTAGTGAAGAAGAGGAAGAACAAGTTGAAGAAGAGTCTACAGAAATGGTAGAAGAAACAAATGAAGAAGAAGCGGAAGAAGAAACACAAGAAGAGGAATCCTCTAGCGAAACTGCTACAACATCCACTGTTTCGTCAGAGAAAACTGCCAAACAAAAAAAAGTACGATCGAAAAAATCTCTTATGGCAAATATGGAGCGAATGATGGATAAAGTTGATGAAGATGTTAAGGACATGGCTAAAAATCTAGTGCTTAAGAATCTAATAAAAATAAAAGC